TGGCACCCACGCACGGTCTCAGAATTCGCCAACGTCCTGACCTGCGGTTTTATGAGCGCGGCACGACGCAAGCCCCTGACCTGCGGAAACTCTGCATTACGTAGCGCGACCGCCACCGGCGCCCGTCACCAACCGTAACGGCACCCTGGTAACGCACAGTTAGTCACGACTGGTGGTGACGCATGGCCACCAGGGGACGCCCGCCGATTCCGATCGAACAGAAGCGCCTCCGCGGCCGCACCACAACCACGGACTCCGGCGGCCGCCCGCTACCCAAGTCCGGCGACCTCATCGTGCTGCCCATGGCCGAAGGCGTCCCACTGCTCCCCGCGGGCATCGAGTCCGACGGCGCCGAGTTGTGGAAGCGCATCTGGCAGGAGGGTCTGACCTGGATCTCCCCGACCTCGGACATGGCCGCGGCGATCGAGGCGTGTCTGGTCGCGGACGACCTCGCCGTCGCCCGGCGCAGGTACCGGGCCACGTCCGACCCGAAGGACGCCAGCGCCCTGGTCGCGATGGGTAAGCGCTTCGACGAAGCCCTGAGCGTTCTCGGGTTCAACCCGACGGCGCGCTCGCGGCTCGGCGTTGCGGAGGTGAAGCGTGCCTCCGCGCTCGAAACCCTCCTCTCCCGCCGGAACAGTTCCTGACGGCTGGCCGCCCCGCTGGCTGACCCCCGTTCCGGCCGATGATGTGGCCCGTGGCGACGGTCAGCTGTTCGTCGACTTCGGCGAGGCCGTGTGCCGGGTCGACAAAGACTCCCTGGCCAGCCCGGCCGGAAAGCTGATCGTCTTCCGGCCCTGGCAGCAGTTGCTGTTCGGGCATCTGCTCGCCCGCCGCCCAGACGGCCGGCTGCGGCACCGGCAGGCGCTCATCGGCGAGTCGCGCAAGAACGGTAAGTCCGGCATCGGCTCGACGCTGGGCCTCGGTGGTCTGGTGCTCGGCCCGACGGGCGGCGAGGTCTACTCGTGCGCGGCGGACAAAGACCAGGCGAAGATCGTCTTCAACACGGCGCGGCGGATGGTCCAGATGGACCCCGAGCTGTCAGAGATGCTCAAGGTCTACCGCGACGTCATCGAGTTCCCGAAGACCGGGTCGGTGTACAAGGCACTGTCGGCTGAGGCGTTCACGAAGGAAGGCCTCAACCCGCATCTTGTGCTGTTCGACGAGGTCCATGCGCAGCCGAACCGCGAGCTGTGGGATGTCATGGCGCTGGCGATGGGCGCCCGGGTCGAGCCGATGATGGTCGGGATCACCACCGCCGGCGTTCGCACGGACACCACCGGGCAGGACTCCCTCTGCTACGGCATGTACCAGTACGGGGTCCGGGTCGCGAAGGGCGAAGTCGTCGACCCCACGTTCTTCATGGCCTGGTGGGAGCCCCGGAATCCCGACGCCGATCACCACGACCCGGCCACCTGGGCGGAAGCGAACCCCGGCCTCGGCGACCTGGTGTCGGCCGAGGACCTCGCGTCCGCCGTGCTCCGTACCCCTGAGAACGAGTTCCGGACCAAGCGTTGCAATCAGTGGGTCGCCACCCAGCAGGCGTGGTTCCCGACCGGCCTGTGGGAGTCCCTCGAGGACCGCCGCCCGGTACCTGACGGCGCTGAGGTCGTCCTCGCGTTCGACGGCTCGTTCTCCGGCGACTCGACCGGCCTCACCGTCCATGATGTCAGCGACCTGCACATCGACGTCGTCGCGTGCTGGGAGAAGCCCACGGACGTCGAAGGGTGGCGGGTCAACCCCGATGAGGTCGAGACCGTCATCCGAAACGCGTTCACCCGCTGGCGGGTTCGGCACTGTGTCTACGACCCGAGGATCTGGCAGCAACTGTTCGAACGCCTCGCCGCCGAGGGCTACCCGGTTGAGGCGATGCCGCAGGGCCTGGCGATGATCCAGGCCGCGCAGCGGTTCTACGACGCGGCCAAGGACCACAAGCTGACCCACTCCGGGCATCTGGTCCTCGCCCGGCACGTCGGCAACGCCGTGATCAAGGCGACTCCCCAGGGCTGGCGGGTCCAGAAGGAAACCGCGAACAGCCCACGGAAGATCGACCTCGCGATCTGCGGCGTCATGGGCCACGCCTACGCCGCAGCCCTACCCGAGCCTCAACAGCAGTTCTTCGCATCCTGGCGCTAGGGGGCTCACGTGGTCACGCTCGACGAGCTCCTCACCAGCGGCGACCGGCGGCGGGACCAGACCCGGGAAGCCGGCCAGGCCATCGCGGGATACACCCGCGTCGCCCTGTGGTCGATCGGCTGGGCCCTCGCCAAACTCGTCGCGGTTCTCCTCGGAACTATCGCCGCCGTGTTCTTCGTCATCGGCTGGACCGCGGCAAAGGTTGTGCCGGCCCTGCGCTGGGCGCGGACCGCGTTCATCTTGGGTTGGGAGGCGGGCCGAGCGTCTGGCGGTGGTCGTGTCTCTACTTGATCGCATCCAGGCCCGCACGATCGACCGGCCCACCGAGCAGCGCTTCGCCGCCGACCAGTGGATCAGCGACTATCTGATGCCCACACAGTTCGGGTTCAACGGCGTGCAGTACGGCGCCGGGATGGGCCTGAACCAGACCCTCGCCGGGAATCGGGCCACCGAGATCACTGCAACGCTCCCCGGATACTTGGCTGCGCTGCGGTCGTGCCCGCCGGCGTTCGCCGCTCAGCTCGTCCGGGCGCTGGTGCTGTCCCAGGCGCGGTTCGTGTTCCGTAACCCGCCCTGGCATCCGTCGACACCCCGGAAGACGTTCGGGACCCGGGGCCTCGGGATGCTGGAGCGGCCGTGGCCGAACGCCACGACCGGTGAGCTGATCGCGCGGATGGAGTGGCACGCCGGCCTGGCCGGCAATGCGTTCGTGACCCGCCGGCCGGACCGGCTACGCGTCCTGCGCCCGGACTGGGTCGCGATCCTGTACGGATCACACCTGGAGCCGGACGATCCCGGTCACGCCCTCGACGGCGAGTTGATCGGGTACATCTACCAGAACCAGGGTTTGTTCAACGGTCAGTACCGGCCACAGACGATCCTGCCGCGGGACATGGCGCACTGGTCACCGATTCCCGACCCCGAGAACGCCGGGATCGGCATGTCCTGGATCACGCCCGCGGTCCGCGAGATTCAGAAGGACCGCGTCGCGACCCAGCACACGATCAATTACTTCGTCAACGGCGCCACGGCCAACATGGTTGTCAAGGGCATCACCGCGGCGACGAAAGAGCAGTTCGACGAGATCGTCGGAATGATGGAGGCCAACCACGCCGGGGTCGCCAACGCCTACAAGACCCTGTACCTGGTCGCCGGCGCCGACGCCACCGTGGTCGGGGCGAATCTCGCTGACATCGACCTGAAGGGTGTCAACGGCGCTTCGGAGACCCGGATCGCCTCACTTTCCCGGGTACACCCGGTGATCCTCGGGATCGCCGAGGGGCTCGCCGGCAGCAGCCTGAACGCCGGCAACTTCGGCATGGCCCGGCGGATCTGGGCCGACTCGTGGATCTACCCGACGCTGCAGGACCTGGCCGCGTCGCTCGCCCCGCTGGTCGACGTTCCCGCAGACGCGGAACTCTGGACCGACACCGGCGACATGCCGATCCTGCGCGAGGACGCCAAGGACGCCGCCGAGATCGAACAGGTCAAGGCGTCGACAATCGTTTCCCTCGTTTCCGGCGGCGGTTTCACTCACGAGTCGGCCATCGCTGCGGTGCAAGGCCAGAACATGTCCCTGCTGAAGCCGATCCCCGGCTGGATCTCTGTGCAACTGCAGCAGCAAGCCGGCGCGGCCGGCGTGCCGCCCGAAGCGGCGCAGGCGGATCCCGCGGTGGCGCCCGCGCGGGACGTCCTGCTGGACGTGTTCGACGAGACGCGGGCCGACCACAACAACCTCAAGGCGTACTGGCTCACCGGTGAGGGCGCCGGCAAATGGGCCACATGGACCGAGCTCTACCACCACCTCAAGAAACACATGGTCGACGAGCTCGCAAAGCGCACCGCCGCCGAATGGTTCCACGTCCGATACGGCTATTGGCCTGGCGCTGACGTCAACAAGGTCGCGCACGGCAAGCCACCGCGGGGCAAGGTCGTAGGACCGGGATAGCCGGAAGGCGGTTCCGCGTGGATGTCCGCCGCTTCAGCCCCGCCCGGGAAAGCGTCGATCAGACCGCCGACCCGGAAGAGCACATCTTCGAGGACGGCGTCTGCCTCAGCTGCTCGGATGACCTGCCCGACGGACCGCTCGACGAGGACACGCAGGCACTGCTCGCCGCAATCAGCGAACTCGCGCACGGCTTCCGCGCCAAGTTCGACGCCGCCGTTCACCCGCGCAACCCGAAGGGCTCGCCCGGTGGGGGCCGGTTCCGCTCGAACGTCGACAGGCTGAAAGACGCACTGAAGGCGCACAAGACCGGCAAAGGCGACGGCGACCCGTTCGAGGGGTTCAACCGCGAACAGTTGCGCCGCGTTGCCAAGGCCCGCGGGATCGAACTGAAGCGCGGCGAGGGCCGGGACTCGATCGCGTCGAAGCTGAAGGCGCACCTCAGCGTCAGCAACGCTGCAAAGGACGCTCCGAGCAAGGCCTCCACCCTCGACGAGAAGACCCTCAGCGAGGGCGCCCGAAACAACCACGAGTCGGCGGCCCTGGCGGCCGAGAGACTGGCTGACTCATGGAAGGTCGACGACGCCGACCTCGAGGAGCTCGCCCGCGAGGACGGCATCTGGACACACATCTCGCACCTATCCCCGAAGGAACGCCGCCAGCACTACGCCGAGTCGCTGATCCTTCGCTCTCAAGGCGAGTCCGGCGGGCCGGAGATCACGGCGGCGTTGACTGCGGTGGTCGACAAGCTCGGCGGCAAGTACGAACTAGATGGCGGCCGCGGCCGGATCAACCAGTTCATTCGCGGCAACCCGGCAATGGAGCGTGCAACCCGAAGCCTCGGCGAAGCGGTGTACCGGCAGACGCAGGACTGGTTCAAGGAGCGGGGCATCACCCACGTCCGGGCCTACCGGAGTACGAGAGGCCTGGACTTCGACGCGAAGCAGCCGTACACGTCGTGGTCGACCGGGAAAGGAACCGTCCGTCTCGACGGGGACCGTGAACTTCGGGACGAGGTCATCCCGGTCGAGCGTATCGCCGCGATCCCGACAACCGGGTTCGGGTCGATCGACGAACTCGAACTGATCGTCCTCAACGAGTCCGTGAAACCCGACGGCCACCACGACGGCCCGGGCCCCGCCGGCAAGCCGGAACCGAAGCTGGCGGCGCAGGCTACCGCATCGGCGGCGAAGTCTGAACGGGAGGTCCGCAAGTACAACGCCAACCAAAAGCGGGACCCGAACGGGGAATGGGGCGACGGCCTGCCCGGCCCGGGCATGCCCGACCTTGACCTTGGCGACTTCGACCTCGTCAGCAGGGCGGAGGGAACGTTCGGCACGCTCGAAATGGGTGTCAACGAGGCCGACGACGTTCGCATCGCGTTCCACCAGGGCAACGCAGCCCGGCACCTCGACCTTGACGCCGGTGAGGTCGAAGACCTCCGCGGACTCCTCGACCAGATGGCCGGGACCCGCGACAGCATGCCCGACAACGCCGACCCCGGCGAGCTCTACGACGAGGACAGGTTCGGCTACGACGACGCCCACAAGGTCGAGCTCTACGGCAACGGCATCATCAGCATCGTTTTCGGCGCCGACGAACCGGACCCGTACACGCTCACCCTGGACCCGCCGTACGAAGCGGACCCGGGCGACCCCGACGACGAAGACTACGACGACGTCCAGAGCGTCGGCGACGCGATCGGCGAAGTCCTCGACGAACTCGACGCTCGCGAACGGGCGGCCGCGCCGCCCGGCGAGGCGCGGAGGTTCGATCCGGCCCAGAAGCGTGACCCGAACGGCGAGTGGGGCGACGGACTGCCCGGCGCCTCGGCGTTGAAGGACGCGCTGAAGCTGGCCGGAAGGATAGACCTCGCCGCCGATGAGAACCTCCTCGGATCCGGGAAGGTCGACGCCGGCGCCGGCGGCATCCGGATGGCGCTCACCGAGCGCGGCGGCCACCGGATGCTCCGCTTCGGCGCCGGCGGCCAGGGCTACGGTCAGCGCAACCGCGACGAGGGCGTCGCCGCATGGGACGGCAACCCGTCCCACCCGCCACTCACCCCGGCCCGGCGCGAGCGACTGTCGGCGGAATCCGACGCGCTCGACGACGAATACGAATCCGCATCCCCTGACCGGCAAGAGCAGATCACCGCCCGCCGCGACGAGATCCTCGAACAGCTCACCGCCGACGATCAAGGTTTCAACGGCACCGCGAATCTCGACGAGTACTCGATGCGCCGGCTCGCCGACCGGATCCGTCCGGCGATGGCCGAAGCGGTCGAGCAGGAGAAGGCCCAGAACAAGGCCTGGGACGAACTCGAAGCGCTCGAAGCCAACGGCGGCGCCGACCCCGCCCGGCTGGCGAAACTGCGTGAGACCGCCCGGCTCGGCGCGACCGACTTCCTGACCTTCGCGTCAGGCATCATCCCCGGCTCCGAATGGGGAGATGTCCACTTCTCCGTCGAGCTTGACGACCCCGCCGTCGGCCCGTACCTGATGCTCGGCGTCCAACCCAAGGGCGCTTCGGACGACTGGGGCGACGACAAGGACTGGCAAGGCCAGTTCGACGCTGCCGAGACCCGCAAGTTCCTTCGCCTGCTCGACACCTACATCGACTCCGGGGCCGCCTCCCGGCACCACGACTTCGGGGAGGCGCAGGTGTCCGAGCGCTACAACGACCAGCACGCTCCGGCGGGGAGTTCGACCGGCGGTCAGTTCACCGCAGGTGGCGGCGGCGGAGAAACGAAAAAGCCCGCCGCGAAGCCGACACCCAAGCAGTCCGGCGGCGGCCGCCGCCCGGCCCGGAGGCCGGCCGCCCACGGCGACTCCGGCGACCTGTCCTACGACCCGAAGTCCAACCACGGAACCGGCTACGACTCCCGGGACGGCGACGAACGGGTCCACGCCCTGCAGCAGGCGCTGAACCGGCTCGGAGTCAAGGACTCCGCCAGGAAGGCGCTGAAGGACGACGGGAAGCTCGGCCCGAAGACCACCTCGGCGGTGAAGGCGCTCCAGCGCCGCCTCGGCCTCGAGCCGGACGGCAAGGTCACGTCCGCGCTACTGACGCAGATCAAGTCCATGAAGGCGCTCCCGGCTGCGAAGAGCATGAAGAAACGGAGCGTCACCGTGGACTACTGCGTCCGTTCGTTCGGCTTCGAGTTCGAGGAGCGCGGCACACGCAACAGCGACGGACGGACCCTCGAGGGCTATGCCGCCGTGTTCAACTCCCCGACCCGCATCGCTGCGATCGGCGGCGACTTCGACGAGGTCATCAGCCCCGGCGCCTTCACCCGCTCCATCAGGTCCCGGATGCCGGTCCTGCAGTTCGAGCACGGCCGCGACCCGCGGGTCGGCGCCGTGCCGATCGGCGCGATCCAGGACCTGGCGGAGGACTCCCGGGGCCTGCACGTCCGTGCGACCCTGTTCGACAATCCGGTCGTCGAGCCCGTCCGGCAGGCAATCGCCGGGCAGA